AATGATACCACTAAATCAAATTATGACAAGTACCTTGAACGGAGAAAAGAAGTCCATGACTATGTCGCAGAACTTGACAGAATCAGAGGCTTTGGACCTGGAACGCTTTAGGCTTTCCAGAACATCAGAATCAATTAAATCAGTTAGCATTGCATTGGTTATTGATGAACTGATAAAAGGAATGAATAAACTGGGTATCAAGGCTGACAGATTACCAAACAAAGAAGAAATGGTAGTAATGTATAAATCTGTTATTGAAGAATATCCAAACCTTAAAGTCGGTGAATTATCATTAGCTTTTGATTTAGCAGCTAAAGGTAAGTTAGATATGGAAGCAGAAACATATCAGAACTTTTCAATGCTATACCTTCATAGAATACTCAGGTCATTTGCAAGGTACGGAATGCAGAAGCTATCTGAAATGAAGCCTAAGCAGGAAGAAAGCAAATGGCAGCCAAGAGTAGTACTTGATGATGAAAAAGTAGCACTTGCATTGGAATGCTATAAAAAGTTTAAGCAATGGGACAATATAGTATTCGGCATTGATTCTTTTAAAATACTGTACAATAGAGGGGTGTTAAAATTTAACTCTGTTGAAATATTATTGGAAGATGATGACTACATGGAGCACCAATGTTACAGGCTTGTTTTATCTAAATACTTTGATACACTATGACACATGGTTCATTATTTAGCGGAATAGGAGGCTTTGACCTGGCTGCCGAATGGATGGGATGGGAAAACGTTTTCCATTGCGAATGGAACAAATTTGGACAGCAAGTATTAAAACATTATTGGCCTAATTCAATTAGTTATGATGATATCACCAAAACAAATTTCACTATTCACCGAGGAAAAATTGACATTCTCACAGGAGGATTCCCATGCCAACCATATTCAACCGCAGGAAAGCGACTTGGAAAAGAAGATGAAAGACACCTGTGGCCAGAAATGCTTAGAGCGATTCGGGAAATTCAGCCACGTTGGGTCGTGGGCGAAAACGTTATCGGCCTTGTTAATTGGTCAGGAGGGTTGGTTTTCCACGAGGTGCAATCTAACCTGGAATCTCAAGGGTACGAAGTACAGCCGTTTGTACTTCCAGCTGCAAGTGTCGGAGCACCTCATATCAGACAAAGAGTTTGGTTTGTTGCCCACTCCAGCAAAATCGGATTATCAACCAAGATGGAAAACGGAGAATTGGAAAGGGGACGATTTAGTAAGCAAGATAAACGAAAAGTATGGGACACATTCCCAACTGTCCACCCAATTTGTGCAGGAGATGATGGGCTTTCCAAAAAACTGGACTCTATCACCTTTTCTAAATGGAGAAAAGAATCATTGATGGCATATGGTAATGCAATATGTCCTCAGGTAGTTTATCAAATTTTTAAAACGATTGAGCAATATGAAGGACTTAACAGCAGGAATGATTACCAAGATAGCCATGATTGAAATGGAGATGAAAGGTTACTTTGTTTGGAGGCATAACAATTTAGCAGTACCTGGCAGAAAGTTTAATGGATTGAAGGGAGTTCCTGATATTATCGGGTTTGATAAAAAGACAGGTTTATCAGTTTTTTGCGAAGTAAAGACAAAAAATGATAAAATATCAGAATATCAAGCTAACTTTATGACCAGAGCAAAAAGAGCAGGATGCATGGTATTTATTGCAATGGATAACAATGGCAATGTTTTGATAAAAGAATGGGAGTAACCCGTAACCATATTATCTCTGAATTACTTGAGGCAGGAGATGTTTATGGTGCTTTGCGAAATGGATGAAGATAAACTAATGGGAATGCATCAAAGCGGATATCTGAAGTTCTATCTTGTCAGGACAATGCTATCAATGATAAAATCCAACAGGTCTACTTTCTTTAACAAATTCCGTAAACAAGTAGAAGAATGGGATAGTAAGTATGATAGCAAGGATGAAAACTTAGAGTATCAAGATGAAATGATTGTAAAGTTAAATCAGAGCATGAATGTTCTTCATTGGTATGAAAGGGAGATTTTTAAGTTATATTCTGAAAGCGGAATGAACATAATGGAACTGAGTAGAAATACTAAAATACCATATCGTTCACTAAGCATGACAATAAAAAAAGTTAAAACATATCTTTATTACAAGGTCCGAAATATGACAATAAAAGAATAAAACCCAAAGCCATGATAACAATTAAAATCATCCTAACAGCAATCCTGACATCTTTCTATTTTATAGATATGGGAAGATTCCCTGAGAAATGGAAGATAAACGTAAAGCCATTCAATTGCCATATGTGCCTTTCATTTTATCTGGCAGTAATTTACTTTTGGCTTCCTTCATTCGTAGTCAGCACATTATTTGTAGCTTTTGCGAGTGGGGTATCTGCTCCATTGTTCAGAAACTTTTTGAATAACATATTTTTCAAAAAATGAGCATCAAGGTAATTTGATATTCATAAATCATAATCAATGACACAAACTGATAAAGATTTTATACAAGAGCATATCATAAACTTTGAATCTGTAAGAATAGGTTTCCTGCGGAATATACCTATACACATTCTAAATGGCTATGAATCAATCTATCGCAGGTATCTTGACCCTAATTACATTCTTACAGCATGGTGTTCAGCCTGTGTAATGGATATGATGAAGCGGTTAATTCAGTATTGGGATTATGTAAACGAGCAGAAAGAAGAAGCAGAACAAGTAATTGTTAAACCTAAAAGAGGCAGACCTTTTAAGAAATGAAAGAAATAATAACAAAGCATTCCAATGGTATGCTAATAACAGAGGAAGCATTTCTGAAGGCTGAACTTGAAATGGGAATCAGTTTTGATAATCCTGCCTTCACAAATTTAGCAGCAGAGGTAGCAAAGATGATTAGACCATATGGACAGAGTATACTTGACTATGGAGCAGGTACTGGTGTTTATGCTGATGCATACCATAAAGCAGGAATGGAAACCTATGTTTATGAAATCTTTGAACCGCATCGGAATTACATAAAAGAGAATGCACCACATTTAACAATCATAGATGAGCCAATTACTACGGATATTCTTTCATGGATTGAGGTGGCAGAGCATATGACGAATGAAGAAATCAATCAGCTATTCAAAAAGATAAAGCCTACCTACATTCTTTTTTCTTCTACTCCTGAGCATACGGATTGGGATGCTGAATGGGGGCATATCCATGTGCAGAGCCATGAGGATTGGATAGAGGATTTATCAAAGTACGGTTATCAGTTCATACAGAATTTATCACACCCTACACCCTGGGCAAAATTATTCAAATGCGAATCTTAGCAGTCGGTTCAAGACAATCAGGAGTATCATATCATAGGCTCTTTATCCCTACAATGTATATGCCGAAGCAATATGCAATGCTGACGGATACCTTAACAGAAGAAGAACTTGAAAAGGGATATGATATAGTTTTTATCAATCGGTATGTTTTAGGACTTGAGGCGAATGAGATAGATAATCTCCGCAAAAAATACGGCTTTAAATTGGTAGTTGCGGATGTCGTAACCTGCACCAATGAAAAGCTATACAATGAAATAAGAGAACTAAACAAAAACGTTTATATCATTCCTAATGCTTTGCCTTATGGTGAAGACCAATTTACAACTGATAAAACGGAATCGGATTTAGTTCGTTTTATATGGGCAGGTTCAGCTACACATGAAAAGGATATGGCTATACTGAAAAGACCGATGCAGAGGATATCTGCTGACCCATTTGTTAAAAGCAAAGCACATTTTCAGATATGCGGATATGAGCCTGAGAATACAATCAAGACCCCTATATGGCATAGGATGATTGATAACTTTCTATCAGGCTTCAATGTCAATGGAAATATCAGAGAAGGTTTGCCTGTAGACCTGTATATTAACTTTTACAAAGAAGCGGATGTATGCCTTGTTCCTTTGGTAGAATCAAGGTTCAACAGCATGAAATCCAACCTAAAAGTATTAGAGGCAGCTACTAAATCCCTTGCAGTTATCTGCTCAAATGTTCAGCCTTATTCAGAATGTCCTCATGTGATAAAAGTAAACAGGCAATCTGATTGGTTTCAATCTGTTAAAAAAGTTTGCAAAGATGCTATT